TGAGGACCACCCCGCCGCCGTACTCTCCGACGTTGTACTCACCGACGTTGTACTCGGCGGCCGTACCCGATGCGGGGTAGACGGTGGTACCTGTCTTGAACGAGTCGGTGAAGTCGAACGCCCACTTGAACGTAACCTCCGTTGCCGACTGGATGAACAGAAGGCCGTTGATCCTTTTCATTAGCTTGATGGTCGGCTCGTCCAAGTCGGTCCACCCGGACTCGTATTCGAGTACGTACGCGGCGGTATGATCCGAGTAGCCGGTGTACGTGCCGGTGCGGCCCTGATGGGCCCTCAGCGCGATCACCAGGGAGAAGTCATCCCGCGCTACCATAGCTAGGGGTACCATCTTGTTCCATATGCCCGCACATCGGAACGCGCCATCCTCCATCGCACCTCGGGTGTCGAAGCAGAACACGACGCCATTCTCGACAGTGCCACTCCCCAAGGGCAGGGAAAGGAGGTAAAACCTATCCCGAGGGGAGTAGACTGCGCGAACATTCGCCATGGAGGCGAGTGTAACGTAGCTCTTGAGTTCATCTTGCACATTGGCAGAGATGTTGTTCAAGGGGTTGGACCGCTCAGAGATGAGCCGTCCCATTGAGTGGATGCCCGTGTCGTCGAGGAACCACAGATCCCCCTTGACGTTAACGATGGAATCGCGGGCTATGCAGCCGATGCCGGACATGATGTCCACGACGTACATTGACTGGGGGTCCAGGCCGAGCTTGGAACCAGAGCCATCCGAGTAGATGACGATGGAGCGCTTGCCGAAGATCACCAAGGCATTGTTGAACTCTGCCAGTGCGGTGATCTCATCCTGGCCCTGCCACACGGAGGTCAGGTCTATGACCCCGGTGTCTGTGCCGGTCCAGTCCGTCTCGTCGAGCAAGGCGGAGTACTTCACCACGGACCTGGATTCCTTAGCCCAGATGCGCCCGAATGCCGCCAAGGCTACCCCGGAGGTTGCTGGCTGGCCACTGGCCACGAGATCGGTGAACGTGGTGCCGGTAGATACTACGATCCCGTCGTCCTCTTGGAACCCGAGGATGGTGTCGTTGAACACGATCAGTTGCATATTGGGGTCCGTAACCCCCGCGGTGTTGGTCGAGTTCGTCCACGTGGACCCGCCGTCGGCGGATCTCCACAGCAGGTTGTTAGCGGTGGTGGCGATCAGTGTCATCACGCCCGCGTTGTTGAACTCAATGAGTTGCACCACCTGCCCAGTCAGGTCGGCGGATACCGTGTTGCGGCTCCACCCCTTGCGGGAGGCAATGCGATTGGACGAGTCGATGACAGTGTTCTCAAGGCGGGTAGCCCACTCAGGACCAAGCACAGACCCACGGGCCTGCTTGTTCAACCCCCGGAATGCCGGTAGGTTGAGGGGGTAGTGCTGGAGGGCTGCTCCCCCGTGTGCTCGTTGAATGGGCATAGTTGTTAGTCTCTCTTCCAGTCGTAGCGATTAGCACGTTGTGCCGCTGAGATGTCTTTCTCGATGGCTGCTCCCAGAGAGTCTATATACCGGCGCTCGGCGATGTTGCCGGGCTCCCCGATCTCCTCACCGCGCTCATTGAGGGCGTACATGAGGGCCAAGAGGTACACGGGCCGGGAGGGCACCTTAAGGATCGTAGCATCATCCGTGCCGTCACTCTCCAGGGTAGTGGGCTGCGTTATCAGCGTCAACTCTACCACTCTGGCAGCGGCGGGGATGGGGTACACCTGCATGTACAACCGAGGGACTCCAGTGGAGCCCGGGGCTACGTACAGGGTTACATACGACGGGTCGTCGTCTGTGTCGGTCCGGTCCCTGTTCTTGAGCCGGGTCATCATCTCTCGGGAGGTCCAGATGAGCCGCTCTGCGTCTATGTCGGAGTCCGAGTCGAACAGGTAGATGTCAGGGATGTTGGAATCGGTCCACTGTAGCTCTGAGTCGCCCGTGGCTACATCGGTGCTGTTACGAACTCCACCACCATCTGCGACGGTTCGGGTGAGGTCGTACGTATCCGTATCGGCTACCAGGTCCACTTTGACCGTGTGACGCAGGGACTCCCACGCGTGGGCCTCACACACCTCGTCGTACGAGTCGGCAATGAACTCGGCGATTAGCGCCGTGTAGTCACTGTCCGTGGAGGCCACGGGGTCATCTTCCCGGAGGCGGAGCATGATCCGGCGCATTGTGGAGAGTAGGGTCGCCATTATGGAGTGTCCTCAAAGTCTGCGTCCGTGACCCGCGTGGTGGTCTGTATGGTGCCTTCACGTGCCTGGAGTGGGCGCAGTACGAACGTGCCATCTGGTCGGGTAATCACCCGATACATCTGAATGTCAGGGTTCTCTTTGTAGTACCGCAGTAGATGGCGACGCACAGAATCCTGCTCGCGCTCGCCGTCCACTTCATCGCATTGGATGATCTTGGGGTAGGGATTCTCGGGGGTCTTGATTGCGATAGCTGCCACTTGGCCTCCTTTAGGTTGTGCTGTTGGTAAGTAGGCCGTGGTTCACCAGTACCGATAGGAGGGAGGCTAGAGCCGCGTTGCCTCCCCTGGAGCCGGTCACTGTCTGCTTGGCGTTACCCGAGTTGCTGAAGAAGCCTAGCGTGGCGTTCCCTACTCGGACGCCCAGGTAGCCCGCGGCGTAGATGTCGGTGTACGTGTCGGGGTCTGCTCGGATGACGTCTCGGACCGTGCCACCGGCATCCTCCGCTTGTATCCGAACTTCTGACCCGTGGTTCTCATTCCTACAGTAAAGAGTGGTATTATAGGACGCTATGAACGAGTTACGAACTCCAGTATTTCTGTAGAAGTATATTGTGGGGGTAGTGCCGGTGGGGTCTTGTACGACTATCCCCTGGGAGAACGTGAACAGGGAGAGGGCGCCGTTGTAGTACCCATGCCAGTTGTTATCCGGATCGGCCAATTGAATGCTACGAACCGTGCCGCCGGCATCCTCCGCCCTCATTACCCAAGGTCCCCCGTGTACTTCGCTAACTAGCTCGGCCGAAGAGGCGGTGGTCTGCCAGTAGGCGTCCCGTATCGAGTCGCTGCCGTACAATGCGAAGAAGGGCGAGGTGTTCGTGGTAGATCGGACGTAGGCGTCAGTACCGTTGAACACAAAGCTTATTGCCCCGGCGATGTACACCACATGTGCTCCAGTCGGGGAGAGGGCCAACATGGTCCGGTCGGCCGGCGCAGCTGCTGATCCTCGGATGACCACAGTTCCTGAGTTCACGTGGTTGTCCACGTATAGGTTGTTATTGAACGACTGGACCAGAGCGATCTGAGTCTCCGCCGCGTTGCGAAAGCTTAGCACCGGATCATTTCCACCCGACGGGTCGTAGATGTTTACGCCCTGCGCCGAGGACTCCAGTGCCTTGTCGGCACCGAGGTACACCGTGTCAACGGTTGCTATGAGAGTGTCAACTTGTGCCGCGGTGTAGTACAGATCTAGGTCGGTCTTGTCCCACTCTGTGGTAGTGAGGTTCCAGATGGGGAACTCGTTGGCGGCAAGGTCGGCTACCTCGAACGAGGCGTTACCAGGGATGCCCGCCTTGAGCAGTTTGTATCGTCTATCTGCCAAGGTAACACCCTCTGGTTAGGAGCCTCGCTTCTAGGCGACGCTCTATTGAATAGGTGGGGGGCTGAACCTCCCCCCTAGTCCCGGCGCGGCACCTACAATGGTGCACGTAGGACTGAAGCCGGATTATGCCGGTACAACGATGGCGATGCCACCTTCAGGACGCAGGATGCCGGTACCGAAGATGATGTCAGCGGTGAACAGGTCACCGAGCCACTCTTGCTTGTACTGGGACTGGGTCCGGGGACGCAGTTGCTCGATCAGCAGGAGAGACTCCTTCTGAAAGTACAGCGCTGCACGCTGGTCTACAGCGTCAGCAGCATCTGCTACGGTCGGGCAGTTCGTCGAAACGAACACTTCCGCGCCGTAGAGCGGGCCTACATAGCCGTTGCGGACCGCAGTGGCGCGACCTGCCTCACCAACCTGATCGAATACAACCTGTCGGTCAATACCGAGCATCTTGCGCTTCTCGACCGGGGGAACGACCAGCACACGGCCCATGGAGGGCACGTCACTGTCGTCGAGGTGCTGCACAAACAGGCGCATTCCTTCGTCGGTGATGGTGGAGGCGTTACCAGCGTTCGTGTTGGCAGCAGCATTCCATGCCACCAGTGCGCTGCTAGTCGGAGTTCCGATGACAGCACCGCCGTATGCCGGGCTTCCCGCGACGTACTTTCCACCAGTGTCGATCCCGGCGCCGTTGAAGAACGCGCCTTCATCGTGAAGGTCGGTGTCAACACGGGTGCTGAGCGCGTAACCAGCGTCGTTCGTGTAGAACGGACGGAGGGTGTCATCAGCCTGCATCGAGACGATGTCTTCAATCAGGCGGCTGTATTCCCAGTGCTGGTCAATCAGGAACTGGGACGTACCCTCTTGAGCTGCGATCAGCGTCACTTGGGTTGTAGCCGCCTTTGCAGACGCCGAACCACGGACGGGGCGCGGCACATGGACGGTATCGCCCTTGCGCTTCGAGTGGTTCATCACCACGACCAGGGGAACCATAACATGGCTGCTCTTATATCGTGCGACGATTTCATCGGACCACAGTTCGCGTACAAACGCGCTATTCGACCGCGTACGAGACGAGGCGGTCGCTGTGGTAATAGTGACATGATTAGTACCTAAAGCCATTAGCTTCTACTCCATTGGGGTTAGTCAGTAATGTTCCCCTCTTCGTAAGCTATGGCAATGGCGTCAGCGTTCTTACGCATATAAGCCTGCGCCTCGGTGTCCCCTTGGGCCGCACGAACGCGGGTTTCCATGAGTTCACTTCGGGAGAATGCTACCTCGTGCACCTGGGATGCAGCCACACCTGTTTCCAGGGAGGCATTCGCCAGTTGTCGCTCTCTCTGTGCGCGGTCCTTGGCGTTAGTAGCGCCTCGGACATCATCGTGCAGAGCTAGTAGCTCTTCCGCAGCATCCAAGTCCCATCCATCTGCTGCCTGTGCCATTCGTAGCCGGTAAGGGCTACCTTTGACCCAGTCAACGAACTCAGGGGTTCGGACACGCTCTTGCCAGTCGGGGTATTGTTCCGTTAGGGATTCTACCCGCGTCTGTAGCCTTGCCTGCTCCAGCTCTTTCTCCAACTTGGAGATTCGGCTACCAGCGACTTGCTCTACCTTCCGAGAGATTGTCTCATCGGGGTCATTGTAGAGGTCGTCAACGGTTACCGCTGCCGGGGCTTCCTTACGCTCGGGGCGTTCGTTTGGTTTGTTCGATTGCAGGTCAAGGAACTCATCGACAGTACGACGCATGGTACCGAGGTCTTGCGCTTGCCGACTGTTGAGCCTTTCGAGCTCAGCATATGACTTGGCAATGTCCTCGGGCGTCTTGCCCTTAAAGCGATCTGGCATTGCGAAGCTCGATTCTCCCTCTCGGGTCGCGCTTTGATCCGCTGCCTCATTGATCTCGTCTTCGAGTTCGTTATCCTTCGACACGTAGTCTTGGTAGTTTGCCATTACTGGCCTCCTCTGGTCAGAGTAGATTGTCCCCATTCGGGGTCTACAGTTTCATTAGGCCAGGGTCCCGAGGTTGCCGGATTGTCCCTAGCCGCTCCTTTGCGGTCGTTAGATCGAGATGATGGGGTTCTCGCCTCGGGCTTGGCGCTTTGCGTGCGCGTCCCGGGCGGTTTGTTCATCAGTAACGGTCTTGTTTGCGTTCGTCATGTCCGCCCCTCGACCCCTTCGTTCCATCCCTTTGCGTTGCTTCATTCGCAGGCCGGGGAGGTCCGAGTTCGGGTTGATATGGGCGGCGCTAATCAGCTGTTTGGAGAGGCAGTGGCACTTAGGGCACCCTGCCGTTGTCCGTGCATCCACGGGTCGAAGATCCTCGAACACATGGCCACACTTGGGGTCTAAACATCTGTAATCGTACATTGGCATAAGGCTATTCCTCCGACACAACGTCGAGGAAGTCGGTCTTTTGATGCTGGATGGAGTCGTAGTAGTTGTTCACCAGGTCCTCAAACCCGATGATCTGGTCAAGCTGGTCGGCCCGACCCTGGAGGAACCTTAGTTCGTCGAGGTGACAAACGAGGAGCATCTCCCGGACTACTTCCTTCTCCTTCTCGGCCTCCACTACGAACCACTTCCACCCCATCGTGCTCATCATATCGAGCATCGCCTGGAGCCGCGCCTCTGTGTCGGCCTGATCTGTGTCCAATAGGGACACCTGTTCCCGTGCTGCCATAGTACCTCCTTACAGTACTTGTTACTTGATGGTGTTTCTAGAGGCCGCCCTCTGGGACTCAACTATGTTGCGCTCCCGGTTGACTGCGTTCACATCCTTGGCTACCCGTGCCTTCTCGGCTGCGGTCACCGCGTTAGCGGCCTGGATCTCGATCATATCGTCCTCTAGGTCCGCCTGGATGTCGACGTGGTTAGCTTTAGCGAGGGCCAGCTTGGTATCTGCCAGGGCCTTCTGTACCAGGGCTGCCTCTTTCTCGGCGAGGGCCTGGGCCTTCTTGGCCTCTGCCAGCATGATCTGCTGCTGGATCTGCTTCATCATCTTCTGCTGGTCTTGCTCTTCTTGCGACGGAGGAGCCGACATGGCCTTGATGGCCTGGGCGAGTTCCTTCTTGTTGGCAGACGCCGAGTTGTCGAAGATAGCCTGGATCAGTATCGGATGTGCCGGGGAGTCCGATGGGACGTACCCGAGCATGTTAATCAGTTGTGCGTTCTCCACTTCCTTAGCCATGATACCCATGGTCGCATTGACCACGAACTTCATGTCCGAGCCATACCGCTGAGGGGCGAACTGGATGTAACGCCACAGGGACTTGCGGATCAGGGGGCCGAGGCACTGGCGCTCCAGGTTCTGCATCGTGCGCTTAGAGCGCTTGATGAATCCTGCCTGAAGCTGAGACATCCCGGAGGCAGTCTCGTTGCGCGAGTTGATCCCAATAGGGGTGGCCGAGTCCATTGCGCCCGTACCCATCTGTACCATCCGCTCCAAGTCACCTGTGTGCTGGAACGTGTTGGCAAGTATGGAGGGGTGCCCGAAGCTGATGGGCTCCAGGATCTCACTCGGTCGACCGCGTGTGAACACAGTCTTGCCGGGCCGCACCCGCATATCCCCGTTTCGGGGGAGGCGCGTGATGTCGGCTCCCATCATTGGGGCGGACAGTAGGGCCAGGGCGTCGATACGAGCCCGTAGCTCGGCGTCGAGCGCCTTCTGGGGGTTGTACCCCTTCTCACACACACCGCGTCCCCAGAACTCTCCTGGGACCGTGTCGTGCTGATATGCCACTATGGGCCGGTCTTGCATCGTAAATGGTGATTCCACCGCCCGGAGTACCGTAGTACCGTTGGCGATGGTAACGAGGGCCTCTATCAGCCCTTTGCCAGATGCCCCAGGGACGAGCCTGGCGGGCACCTGGCCGTAGTATTCAGTGATTAGGACGCCGTTATCCTCGACCTGGGCCGTGGAGTGCCGTCCGGTGCCGTCCGAGTCGCCCTTGGGGCCCATATAGGGTGCCACAGTGGCTCCACCGTACGCTCCGGAGAGCTGCTTGGCTCTGATCCCGTGCCATGGCTTGACCATTTCATGGGCGCAGAACTCGGCTTCGTCGATATTGAGGGCCGTGGGGTCGATTACGAACTCGTCGGGGCGTACCGCGTACGCAAACACCCGAACAAGGGGGCGAATGACCATCTTGCCGCCCGGTCCCATGACCTTTTCGTTGACATTGACCACGTTGATCTTGATGATCCCGGTCCCGTACAGGGCACCGAGCAAGAACGCCATGGAAACGGCCTCTGGGACGCCTGCGAGCTGGAAATCCTCTATGAGGGAGTCCCGAACGGCGATTGCGTCCTCTTTCTCTTGATCTTCGAGGTCATCCGTGATGTCAAACCACGCCTTGCGGTTGAACACGGCCTCTTCCATCTCGGCCACGGTCATCTCAACGGCCTGTTGGAGGGCCGGGGCGATCAACTGGGAGCGCTCCGAGTCGGTATTCTTGTCGGAGTCGATGAACCGCCCGCGCCATAGGCGGGTGTATTCCTTCCAGCGCTCGCCATGGCGGGTATCCCGCGACCGGCGCCCGTTCTCTACACGCGTCATGCAGTACGCAGCCAGCCCCGCAGAGGAGCCGGCGCCCTTCTCGGAGGTGGTCGGGGCGCTCTCGCCAAAGGGGTTAGGAATCTGTGCCATTTAGTATCCTGCGATTGCGTCTAGGGGTTCCCAATCGTCGACGATCATATCGCCGTCGAACCAGGGGTCTGCTAGTTGGTCGATGTAACTCACCGCGTCGATAAGGTCATCATGCGACAAGGGGGATGGGAAGTCGACACACTGATCGAGGAACGCCTTGTTCCACTCTCCCTGTTCCAGGGTGATCCGGCCCTTCTCGGCCCGGCCTTGGAGTGCCCATGCTATCCGGTCCGTCTTGCGTTGGTTGCCGTGGGTAAGCTGATGAACCTGGAAGTACGTGTGCAGTCTGTTCTGCTCGTCGGTCAAGTAGGGGAGCACCGCGTTGCGAGCCATGCCTTTCTCGATCCCCAGGGCCACGGGGCGGTAGTCCCGGAATGCCTTGACGATCCGCAGGGATGCCTCCCTGGTGTCCCACTGACCGTGGATGATGTCTATGATGTGCCATCCGCCCTGGTGGTTGAGCACGACCGCGATGGCGTGGTCATCCAGCCTGGACTTCTTGCGCCCGCCATCTGAGGACTCGAAGCCTGCAAGGTCGACAGCGATGTATATGTCTCCGGGGTAGGGTCTCTTATTCTCGGGGAGGACCTTGAACATATCCCGAGTCATGTAGGCGCCGCCGCCGGACTCGAAGTTCGCCTCGATCTCCTGGGAGTACCTCTGCGCGGTCATGTTCCGCGTCATCAGGTCCATCTCGGAGGCCGGGAGGAACGGGTTGTCCTTGGTGCCAAACTGCCAAGAGTGCCACTCAGGGCCTGCTGTGCCGGTCATGCCGCCGAGCCAGGTCTTGTAGAAGTGGTTCTTGCCATCGGGGGTGCCGATGAACAGGGCACCGCCCTCTGATCGGGCAAGCTGCGGTAGGATAATCATCTCCCACACCTCTTCCTTCATGAAGGCGTACTCGTCCAGAACCACGTAGGATAGGCCCGTTCCGCGAAGGGAGTCTGGTCGGTCAGCCCCTTTCACTGCAATGGTCCGGCCATTGATAAGCAGGAGGGTGGCGTTCTGCTCGAAGCTCTGGTCGATCAGTTCCCGGCCAATCTCCTTGAGGAGCGGCCAGATGATCTCTTTCCCCTGGGTGAACGTCGGGGCCACGTAGTAGACTTTCTCAAGAAGCAGGTCGACTTCCACTCCGTCTGACCGTACCTTCGTGTTCCTGGATGCTTCCACGAACAGAGTCACGGCTGCCAGATAGGACTTGCCGAAGCGTCGTCCAGCGCCGACGACCTTGAAACGGTAGTCTGCGTTGAATATCGCTATCTGGTGGGGGTGTAAGTCTACCTTGATAATGCTTCTCCCTCGGTGAGTCCGTCAGGACGACGTCCAGAGTCGCCGGCCTCGGAGGCCGACCTCTCTACCTCTGTCTTGACTGCTTGAGAGCAGCCGCATTGCGTCGCTTGCGACGGAGGATGTCCTCAGCAGCTTTCTTAGCCGCGCCGTCGGACATAGAGTTAATCTTCTCCATGGCCGGGGCGTCACGCTTGGTGCTGTCGGTCCACTCCACGGGCACATAGTGCTCGTCGGGTTCTCGGTTGGTGTCACGCTCGGCCATAGTACTCTAGCTCTTCTTGTTGCGGTTGCCAGGCTCTGAGTTCTCACCCGATGCGCCACCAGGAACGCCTACGCGTACGCCGGAGTCACGGGGAGTCAGGGTCTTGAGGGCCACACCGGGGCCGGTCTGTGCCTTATCACTCGTCTGTTTGCTGTCCATCTAAGGATTCCTCTTCGTTGTCGATGATTACGCCCTTGGGTAAGGGGTTCTCGGTCTGTTGCTGCATGGTGCCAATCTGGATCACCACCTTCTCTTTGGCATGGCTGCGGTCGTCTAGGTTGCCCTTGGACATCACCGATTGCCACACCAGCTTCTGGGAGTCTTTGTCCCCCTCCAGCGCCTGGTCGAAGATCTTATCCACGACCCGCTGAGCCTTGTCGTAATTCCGCTCCCGGATAGCCTCTTCGGCCATCAGCTTGAGCAGGGTTACCTTGTTCTTGGAGCCCTTGGGACGACCTACCGGGTTGCCGGAGACTCCAGCAGGGAACTGCCCCCCCGCAGGCGGTGCGCGCTCCGCGGAAAGGGAGCCGGCCTCGGGGACCGACTCGTAGAGGTGTTCCTCTTTGAGGTCGACCGCCGAGGCGGACTCAAGGGCGTCGTCCTGGAAGGCCGACTTGTTCTGGGGCATAGTACGCCTTCTTGTAGTGGATATGTACGAGGGGGTTGCCGTGAACGCTCAGGCGTTGGTCAGTGCCCCCTGGGACA